TTAGAAAGAGACTATGGGACGGTAAAATTAGATTATTTGATTCTAGGACTGGACAATTACCGGCTGGACTATATTCACATGTATATAATTTTGCTAAAAATAGAGGTTATGATTTACATTTATTAGAAAGTGATTATGGACTTCCAGGAGATACGTTTGACGTAGATCCAGAAGAATTATATCATTGGATTAAAACTTTAAGAATGCCTTATAAAATAAGAGATTATCAATTTGATGCTCTTATGCATGCTATAAAAAATAAAACTGGAATATTAGTTTCTCCTACCGGTTCTGGAAAATCTCTTATAATATATTGTCTAGTTAGATATTATCATGAAGTATTAAGTTATTATAATCATGTATATAAAGGAGATAAAAAAGTTTTAATAATAGTTCCTACAACTTCTTTAGTTGAACAAATGTTTGAAGATTTTAGAAGTTACGGACCAGAATTAGGAATTGAAAGCTATTGTCATAAAATATATTCTGGAAAAGATAAAAATTCAGATTGCGGTTGTTTTATAAGTACTTGGCAATCAATTTATAAATTACCATTTGATTGGTTTGAACAATTTGGTATGGTAATAGGAGATGAATGTCACGGGTTTAAAGCTAAATCTTTAACTTCAATAATGAATAAATCTACTGAAGCTGAATATAGATATGGAACTACCGGAACTTTAGATGGAACTCAAACTCACGAATTAGTACTACAGGGATTATTTGGAAAAGTTTTTAAAGTAACTACAACTAAAAAATTGCAAGAAAGCGATACTTTAGCTGAGTTAAATATAAACAGAATAGAATTAGAATACACAGACAAAGTAAAAAAAGAATTTGGAAAAAAAGAATACCAAGAAGAAATTGAGTTTATAGTTAGTAATGAAAAAAGAAATAAATTTATAAAAAACTTAGCTTTAGATTTAAAAGGAAATACTTTAGTATTATATAATTATGTAGAAAAACATGGTAAACCTATATTTGAATTAATAGATAATAATTCTGCTGAAAGAAAAGTATTTTTTGTTTCAGGACAAACTGATACAAATGATCGAGAAGCTATTAGAAAAATTATAGAGAAACAAAAAAATGCTATCATTGTGGCAAGTCTTGGTACTTTTAGTACTGGTATTAATATTCGGAATTTGCATAATATTATCTTTGCATCGCCGTCTAAAAGCCAGATTAGAGTATTACAATCAATCGGAAGAGGATTAAGAAAAAGTGATAATAATGTTCCAACAGAGCTTTATGATATTATAGATAATATTAGTTGGATGAGTAGAAAGAATTTTGCATACACACATGCGGAAGAACGTTTAAAAATTTATAATAAAGAAAAGTTTAATCATAAAACTTATAAGGTAGATATATGACCGCGACTAGTATAAAACAATTTAAACTAACTAATGAAGAAGAAATTATATGCGAAGTAGTTGAGTGGGATAATGAAGAAAATCACCAATTAATTATAAGAGGTGCTTTAAAAATATTGCAAATAGAAGATTTTATGCGAGGCGTTAGATTTTTTGCGTTTCGTCCATGGATGTTGATGAATGATAATCCAGAAGATTTACACACTTTAAGTGCTTTACATATTATTGGAGAAACTACTCCAGATGAAACTACTCTTAAAAAATATGCTTCCATGATAGTTGGAATGCGAAAAGATAAAAGAAAAAAGATTACAATACCTTTAGACGAAACTCCGGACAAATTATTAGAAATGTCCGACGCCGAATTTGATAAATACATGAAAAAATTAACAATGGATTCCGATATGCCTGATAATGTAATTCCATTTAAACCTACGACGGTACATTAAACTGGTATACTGCCTCTCCCCAAATACCTTAATTTATTATAACACCTTTTAGGTGTTTTGTAAACCTTTTTTTTAATTAATTTTTAATGTTAATAGAAAAAATAATAGTTTACTTTTTATACATTTTAGGATATAATTATATCAATGAAAGGAAAAATAATGGCACGACAAAAAAGACAAAGTATTCATTATGTGAATAACGCTCAGTTTTCTCAGGCCGTAGTTGACTACTGTACTATAGTAGAAGGTGCTAAAATTAAAAATAAAAAAATACCAACAGTACCAGATTATATAGCTCAATGTTTTTTAAGAATTGCTGAAGGATTATCTCATAAATCTAATTTTATTCGATACACTTATAGAGAAGAAATGGTTATGGATGCAGTAGAAAACTGCCTTAAAGCTATTAATAATTATAATTTAGAAGCAGCTACTAGAACAGGAAAACCTAATGCATTTGCTTATTTTACACAAATAACTTGGTACGCTTTTTTAAGAAGAATAGCTAAAGAAAAGAAGCAACAAGATATTAAAATAAAATATCTTACTAAATCTGGAATAGAAAACTTTATAAATTTTGAAGGGTCTGATGACACGTCAACTCAAATAGTTGGTGCTTTTGTTGACACTTTAAGAGATAGAATTGAAAAAGTTAAAATGTACGATAAAGAAGTTAAAACTTATGTAAAAGAGGAAAAGAAATTAAGAAAAAAAAGAATCCCTAAAGTAGATTCAGATTTAAGTGAGTTTCTTATATGAAAATAGCAGTATTGAATGATACTCATGTTGGTGTAAGAAACTCATCTGAAATATTTTTAAATAATTCTAGAGAGTTCTTTGAAAACATTTTCTTTCCGGAATGTGAAAAGCAAGAAATAAAACAAATAGTCCATCTTGGAGATTTTTACGATAATCGAAAGATGATAAATGTTAAAGCAATTAATCACAGTAGAAAACATTTTTTAAATGAATTAAGAAAACGTGGAATGACTATGGATATTATTCCAGGCAATCACGATACTTATTATAAAAATACTAATGATCTTAATACTCTAAAAGAATGTTTAGGTCATTATATGAATGAAATTAATATTATAATGGAACCTATTGTTATGGAATATGGTTCTTTAAAAATGGCATTAATACCATGGATATGTCAAGATAATTATGAACAATCTATGAATTTTATTAAAGAGTGTAAAGCAGATTGGTGCGGAGCTCATTTAGAATTAAATGGTTTTGATTTTATGAAAGGTGTCGAAAGTCATGGTGGTATGGATCATAAACTGTTTAAAAAATTCGAACAAGTTTTAACAGGGCATTTTCACGTATCTTCTAGAAGAGATAATGTATGGTATTTAGGATCCCAAAACGAGTTTTTTTGGTCTGACGCGGGAGATAAAAAATACTTTCATATTATAGATACCGAAACTAGAAATATAGAAAGAATACATAATCCAAACACTTTATTTGAAAAAATAGTTTACAAAGACGATGAAATAGATTATAATAGTTATAATGTAAATAATTTAGATAAAAAATTCGTTAAGGTTGTTGTAGTAAATAAAACTGATAATTTCGTATTTGACAGATTTATTGATAAAATTCAAAGTAAAGACATATATGATTTAAAGATAACAGAAAACTTTAAAGAATTTATTGGTGAAAATGTAGGAGACGAAGGCCTGACAGTCGATGACACTGAGCAATTAGTGGATGACTATATCGACGGAGTTGATACTGATCTAGATAAAGATAGGATTAAAGTCGAAATGAGAGAATTGATGACTGAAGCACAGGCATTAGAAATTGCATGATATTATTTAAAACTGTACGTTATAAGAATTTTCTGTCAACTGGTAATAGTTTTACAGAAATAAACCTCAATCAAAATAAATCTACTTTAATAGTAGGACATAATGGCGCTGGAAAATCTACGATGTTAGATGCCATATCATTCGCTCTGTTTGGTAAATCACATCGTAATATTAATAAACAGCAATTGATTAACTCAATCAATAAAAAATCATGTGTAGTTGAGGTTGAGTTTACTATAGGGAGTAGCGATTTTAAAATAGTACGCGGAATAAAACCAAATACTTTTGAGATTTGGAAAAACGGTACTATGATTAATCAGTCATCCCATAGTAAAGAGTACCAAAAGATCCTCGAACAAAACATACTCAAACTTAATCATAAGTCGTTCCATCAAGTAGTTGTATTGGGTTCCTCCTCTTTCATTCCCTTTATGCAATTACAAGCTGGTCATAGAAGAGATGTTATTGAGGATCTTTTGGACATCAATGTATTTAGTAAAATGAATGTATTGCTTAGAGAAAAAAATAGTACTCTTAAAGAATCTATTCAAGATGTAACTTATAAACTTGAATTAATAAAAAATAAAGTAGAAACTCAACAAAAGTATATAAAAGATGTTAAAGATTTAACAGATGCTAATATACAAAAAAATGAAATTGCTGTTGAAGATTATAGTAAAGAAATAACAATTTACCAATCTGAAAATGCTGCTTTATCTGCTGAAGTAGAAAAAACTCAGGAACCTATAGAAAAAGAATTAAATTCTTGTCATGATAAGCATCAAGTTCTATTACACTATAAAGCTCAGTTTAGTGAACAAATGAATAGACTAGTTAAAGATGCTAAATTTTATGAAGAAAATAAAGATTGTCCAACTTGTTCTCAACCTATATCTGAAGAACTTAGAACTGAAAAATTAAGTGCTTCTAAAAGCAAGGCTAAAGAATTACAATCAGCTATGGATAAAGCTGCAGACGAACAAAATAAAATATCAAAGTTAATAGATAGCGCCAGCGCTAAATTAGAAGGCATTAAAGAAAAACAATCACAAATACATTCTAATAATCAAACTATAACTAGACTTCAATCTAATATAAAATCTTTACAAGAAGAAATTAGAGGGTCTGCTGTGGCAGATTTAGATAAAGCAAAAAAAGATTTGTCTGAATATGACTCAGAAAGATTAGACCTTCAAGAAGAAAAATTTAGTTTGTCCGATAAGTATTCATATAATTCTGTTATATCTGAAATGTTAAAAGATACAGGAATTAAAACTAAAATAATAAAACAATATTTACCGGTAATAAATCAATTAGTAAATCAATATTTACAGATATTAGATTTTTATGTTCACTTTGATTTAGATGAAGCTTTTGTAGAAACTATAAGATCTAGACATAGAGACGAATTTACTTATGATTCATTTTCTGAAGGAGAAAAACAAAGAATAGATTTAGCATTATTATTTACTTGGAGACAAATAGCTAAGATGAAAAATTCTGTAGCTACTAATCTTTTAATATTAGATGAAACCTTTGATAGTTCTTTAGACCATGATGGAGTAGAAAATTTATTGAAGATACTAACAACTTTAGGAGCTGACACTAATATATTTGTCATATCTCATAAAGGAGAAATATTAGATGGTAAATTTAATTCAAAGATTGAATTTGTAAAAGATAAAAATTTCAGTAAAGTGAAATAAAGAGTTTACAAAAGCAAAAAACTATGATATAATAAATTATATAAATGAAGGAGTTATTATGGAAATTAGTGAAAATACACTTAAAGTCTTAAAGAACTATTCTAATATTAACAATAATGTTATGATTAGAAAAGGTAATATTATAAAGACTATTAGTGAAGCTCGTAATATATTATCAAGAGCAACAGTACACGAAAACTTTGAAAGAGATTTCGGAGTTTATGATTTAAATGAGTTTATTGGAGTTTTAGGATTAGTTGATACACCTAGAGTTAAATTAGAAGATGATCACGCAACTGTAAGTGATTCTACTGGAAGATCTAAAGTTAAATATTTTTATTCTTCTGAAGAAAGTTTAACTACACCTCAAAAAGATATTACTATGCCTGAGCCTGAAATAAAATTTACGCTCGATCAATCTACTTTGGCAAAACTTAAACAGGCTGCTTCTGCTCTAGGGCATGAACAATTAGTAATAACACCTAATGAAGGGTTGTTAACACTTACTATGGCAGATCTTGAAAATAAAACGTCAAACACTTATTCAATAGATATTGATGGAGACTATGAAGCTGGTTCAGAGTTTACATTAGTTTTAAGTATACCAAATCTTAAACTTTTACCAGGTAATTATGAAGTTGGAATATCTTCCAAATTAATATCAGAGTTTAAAAATACAGATATAGATATATCGTATTGGATTGCTTTAGAGAAAACATCTAATTTTGGTTAATATGGAGAAATAAATGACTGAAGAAATGAAACAATTAAAAGAGTTGTCAAATAGAGTTAGCAGATCGATAGTTGCTGTAGTTGATGCTGTATGTACTCGTGGAGGATTCAAAGGTGAAGAATTATCTACTATTGGACAACTTAGAGATCAAGCTATACAGGTCATTCAATTGAGTGAACAGATGGATCAAGCTGCAGCTATGGAAACAGGCTCGGATGAAGATGCAACTCCTATTGATGCAGAAGTTTCAGTTGAGAAAAAGAAATAGTTTACAAACTCCTTTTTTTGTGATATAATATAATTTGTGATGGAGAATGTGAATGGAAGAATTTCTATGGGTCGAAAAGTATCGGCCTAAAACTATTGATGATGTAATATTAGCACCTAAACTTAAAACTGTTTTTAAGAAAATAATAGAAGGTGGTGAATTACCTAATATGTTATTTACTGGTACGGCAGGTACTGGTAAAACTACTGTAGCTAAAGCTTTATGTAATCAACTTAATTTAGATTATATTTTAATTAATGGATCTGAAGAAGGTAATATTGATACATTACGTGGTAAAATAAAACAGTTTGCCTCTTCAGTATCTCTTCAAGGTGGTTATAAAGTAGTAATACTTGATGAGGCAGATTATTTAAATCCGCAATCAACTCAACCAGCTTTACGTGGATTTATTGAAGAGTTTTCGAATAATTGTAGATTTATTTTAACATGTAATTTTAAAAACAGAATTATTGAACCATTGCACTCTCGCTGTGGAGTTTATGAATTTAATACTTCTAAAAAAGATATGGCAAATCTTTGTTCTGATTTTTTACATAGAGCTAAAGATATATTGCAAAAAGAAGAAATCGAATTTAAAGAACCAATAGTTGCAAGTGTTATAATTAAACATGCTCCAGATTGGAGAAAAATATTAAATGACTTACATAAACAAAGCATTGCTGGAGTTATATCTGGGGATAGTAATGATTCTTCTGTACGGGATGTATATACATCTTTATTATCAATTTTAAAACAAAAAGATTTTAAAAAGATGCGAGCATGGGTAGTAAATAATATAGATACAGATGCGTCTGCTATTTTTAGAGGTTTATATGATAATGCTAGTGAAGTTTTAAAACCGCAATCAATACCTCAATTAATATTAATATTGGCTGACTATCAATATAAACATGCCTTTGTTGCAGACCATGAATTAAATGTTGTTGCTTGTTTAACAGAAATAATGGCAAATGTGGAATTTAAATAATATGAATACAGGAAATAAACCATTATTAATAATAGGTACCATTATTGCTATTATGTTTATATTAGGTCTTTTTACACAATCATCTGAATCTGCAGAAATAGAATGGAATGATAAACCAGTACTATGCGGCCCTCATAGTAAAATATTTGGATATTTGGGAGATAAAGGAGAAGACTTAGTTTTTCAAGGTAAAATGCATGCTCAAGTTAATGATCCGGATAATCCTAACGGTTTAGCAGACAATCCGGCCAGATTACCTTTTGCTTTGTATATAAATTTTGAAACTAAAACATTTTCAGTATTAGAGTATCATAATGCGCCTTATAATGTTTACTGTATTCTTGCAATAGGTGATTCATTAGAATTATTAAATTTAGGAGATCTATTATAATGAATTTGTTATTTGAAAAAGGAGATTTTATTTCTCATGCCGGATTACCATTAAAATGGAAAATAGAATGCGATGCTATAACTAACAGAGAATGGGATTGCTTAGCTACAATGATTATGGACTATCAAAAAGAACCCTTTAGTAAAGCAATTGGAATACCTAGAGGAGGATTACAACTTGAGCAAGCGCTTAAAAAATATGAGACCGGAAGATCTTATGACCCCGTTTTAATATGCGATGATGTATATACAACCGGGACTAGTTTTAGAGAATTTGATCATACTGCTGAGCCAATAAAATATTTTAAAGGCGGTGAAATAAGAAATTCTTTTAATCCTTTTAAATGGGTAGTCTTTGCCAGAAAACCAACCACAGATGGAGTTAGAGCTCTATTTACTATGCCGGAGGAAGCATGCGAATAGAAGATGATATTAAGTTAGATTATGGTAACGTTTTATTTAAACCTAAAAGATCAACCTTAACTACTAGAAAAGAAGTTAATTTAAAAAGAAGTTTTAAATTTAAACATTCTAATATTGAGTCTCAACTACCTAGTAATATTGATTATAATGGTATACCAATAATGGCAGCCAATATGGACGGTGTTGGAACTGCAGAAATGGCCAAAGCATTAATGCAAGAAAGTCTTATGACTTGTCTTACTAAATCATTTCACGTTCAAGATTATATCGATATATTTAAATTTATACAATATAAACCTCTTAAATTACATGCAAATAATAGTATAGTTTATTGTTTAGGGATGTCAGCAGATGATATGACTAGATTTGCTGTAGTTCATTCTAATGTAGGAGATAAAATAAAATATGTTTGTATTGATGTTGCTAATGGATATACACAAAGATTTATAGAATATGTTAGAAATTTTAGATCTCATTATCCTGACGTAGTTTTAATGGCAGGTAATGTTGTTACTGCTGACCAAACACAGGAGCTTATTCTAAATGGAGCAGATATCGTTAAAGTTGGGATTGGACCTGGCTCAGTATGTACAACAAGAATCCAAACTGGAGTTGGTTACCCACAATTATCAGCAGTCATTGAATGCGCTGACGCAGCTCACGGGCTCGGAGCTCATATTATCGCAGACGGTGGTTGTACTTGTCCCGGTGACATTGCTAAAGCTTTTGGTGGAGGTGCTGATTTTGTAATGATAGGTGGTATGTTGGCTGGTCATGACGAGTCAGAAGGCGAAGTTATAGATGGCAAAGTACAATTTTATGGTATGAGTTCCAAAACTGCAAATGAAAAACATTTTGGAGGATTAGATAACTATAGATCTGCAGAAGGAAAAGTAGTTAAAATTCCTTATAAAGGACCAGTAAAACATACTATTCAAGATATATTAGGAGGAATTAGATCTACTTGTACTTATATTGGAGCTAAAAATCTTAAACAATTAAGTAAATGTACAACGTTTATTAGATGCAATGACACACATAATAGGATATATGAATAATGGTAGCTTTAGTAACAGGCGGAACTCGAGGAATTGGTGCTGCAATAAGTATAGGATTAAAAGAAGCAGGATTCACAGTAGCAGCAAATTTTGGTAATGATACTGAAACAGCAGAAAAATTTAAAGAAGAAACTGGTATACCAGTATATCAATGGTGGATAGAAAGTCCTGAACAATGTCTTAGTGGAGTTGACAAAATTGAAAAAGACTTAGGTCCAGTATCAGTATTAATTAATAATGCCGGAGTTACTAGAGATTCTTCTTTCCATAAAATGACTGAAAGTAAATGGAATGATGTGATTGATATTAATATTAATGGTTTATTTAATATGACAAAACCTGTTTGGGAACTTATGAGGAAAAGAAATTATGGAAGAGTTGTTAATATATCTTCTATTAATGGTCAAAAAGGTCAAGCAGGTCAAGTTAATTATTCCACAGCTAAAGCAGCCGCTATAGGATTTACAAAAGCTTTAGCTCAAGAAGGTGCTGCAAAAGGTATAACTGTTAATGCAGTTTGTCCTGGATATACTAACACAGATATGGTTAAAGCTGTTCCCATAGTGCATTTAGAAAAAATAAAAGAGACTATTCCAGTTAGAAGATTAGGGGAACCAGAAGAGATAGCCAGATGTGTTACTTTTCTAGCTTCATATGATTCTGGTTTTATTACTGGATCTACTATAACCGCTAATGGCGGACAATACATTATTTAGTTTACATTTTAAACAAACTGTGGTATAATAAATTATGAACATATTTATTTTAGATAAAGATCCTGTGATCGCAGCTCAAATGCTGTGCGATAAACATATTCCAAAAATGATTGTAGAATCTGCTCAAATGCTTAGTACTGCTAATAGACTTTTAGATGGTAATCCTGAAAAACGTAGATCTAAATCTGGAAAAACTATTCAAACATATCATGCTTTTGGTGATGTAAGAGATGAAATGTATTACACAGCAGTTCATCAACATCATCCGTGTACTATATGGACAATGGAAAGCTTAACAAATTATAATTGGCATTTTTCTCATTTTGCAGGTATGGCAATGGAATATAAATTTCGTAGAAATAAAACTCATGCAACTTGGCAAAAAATGGGAATGTTATTAGCTGCTCCTCCTGAAAATATTCCAAAAGAAGGATTAACAGAATTTGCACAAGCAATGAATCATTATCCTGAGTGCAAAGTTAAAGGTGATGCAGTATCAGCTTATAGAAATTATTACCATCAAGCAAAATCTTTTGCTAAATGGAATTGGGGACGGTCCGCACCAGATTGGTGGGAAGGTTATAAAGGTGGATGAAGACACTAGGAAAATAATATACGTTGATACTGATAGAGTATCTTGTATGGGTGAATGGAATGATCATCCCAAAGTATATTATACTATTCCACCTGGTGGTGAAGCAATATGTAGATATTGCGAAACTAAATTTAGGAAAAAAGAAGATGAGTCCATTTGAATTTTTAAATGAAATAAATTACGGCAAAAAAGATATTATGGTTGATGATATTGCCGAAAAGAAATATGCTCCTTTTATGGTTAATAGAAGTCTATCTTACTTTCAAGATACAGTCTTAATGGCCAATGAAATGAACAAATACGCACACCTTGATAATCGTTTACAATTTGACTTTTTTATAAATATAGTTAGAAAGAAAAGAAGATTTTCGAAATGGGTTAAACCTGACACCCAAAGTGACGTGGAAGTAGTCAAGGAGTATTATGGTTATAGCAATGAAAAAGCTCGACAGGCCTTGTCCCTTCTCACAAAAGAAAATTTAAATGAATTGAAACAGAAGGTTTACAAAGGTGGAAGAAAATAATATAGTACAATGGACTCCAAGCTCTATGCTGGAAGTCGTACTCAACGAGCCAGATGATTTCCTTAAAATTAGAGAAACTCTAACTCGCATCGGTGTAGCGTCAAGAAAAGACAATAAGCTATATCAGTCATGCCATATATTACATAAGCAAGGACGATATTTTATTGTCCATTTTAAAGAGCTTTTTTTATTAGATGGCAAGAAATCAAATTTAGAAGAAAATGATATTGCTCGTAGAAATACAATAGCAATATTAATGAGTGATTGGGGGCTACTCACTATAGAAAATAAAGAAATAGCACAACCCTTAGCACCATTAAGACAAATAAAAATTATTCCATTTAGAGATAAAGATAAATGGGAGTTATGTCCAAAATATAATATAGGAAATAAATGAAATGAAATGTATGGTACCTGAGACAGGTATCACTATAAATCCTATAGGAGAATTAGTCTTATGTTGTGCCGGAGATAATATTGCGTTAGGGCACATAAAAGATATAGATGATGTATCTGATTTTTTTAATTCAGATTTATATAATAAATTAAGAATAGATTTTAAAAATCAAAATTTTCCGGAACAATGCGAAGTATGCAAAGTACATTATAATGCCGGTCGAATAGCAAGATTTAATTCGTATAATAGATTTGATTTCCCTACATATGAAAAAGATATAGTTAGTACAACTATTCCTATCAGATTTTTAGAAATAACAACAAGTAATATATGCAATCAAATGTGTGTTACGTGTTCTGGTAAATATTCTTCTAAATGGGCACCTTACGAACAAAGAGCAGTTAATGTAGGCCTGCATTGGAGAAATGAAAATCATAAATTTCATACTGAGCTTTATAAAATGTCTACTAATGATGTAGATAAAATATTAAAATTAATTCCTGATTTACAACATTTAATTATAAAAGGTGGAGAACCATTTGCAGATCCTAATAATATAAAAATATTAAAATCATTAAGTGAAGTTAACCCTAAGTGTAGAGTAGAGATCTGTACTAATTTTCAACTTGTAACAGATTATGTTATAGATATTCTTCACAAAATAGATGAAGTACATATACAAGCTAGCATAGATGGAACTTATGAACTTTATGATTGGATTAGAGGAGGAAATTTCGAAAAGACTATTAATAATATAGAAAGATATTGCGAAGTGGAAAACAGAGAAGTTATTCCTACTGTAACTGTTTCAATTTATAATTGGATGAACTTAGTAGATTTAATAGATTTTTTTAAAGATATAAAGGGAGTGCCTAGAATAGCCTTTTCTAATGTAGTAGTTTTTCCAGAATATTGTTCACCTCTTTACTTGAATCCTAATCATATAAAAGAAGGTTTAGATAAATTTCGTAATTGTTTAAAAAGTTTTTATAAAGTCGATGATTCTTATTATAAAAGTGATAAATTACATGTAAGCGCAGTTAATAATATAGATAGTATTAAGCCATCAAAAGATTATTTAAAAGTTAGAGAAACACAAAAGCGTATGATGGAATGGATTGATTTTTGTTTAATATCTAGGTTTAATAATGAAGATATATTTGAACTAGCTCCATATCTTAAAGAGTATAAAAATATTTCATGAAACATTTTTTCCATGGATTAGATAATGTATTTACGGTAAATGAAAAACACTATAAATTTTTAAATGATACGATAGAAGACCTTCCTAAAGATATGATTTATGTAGAATTAGGAGTAAAGCTAGGCCAATCGTTATCTTATGTAGTTGTAGAAGCTTTAAATCAAAATAAAAATATAACGGCCTTTGCTATAGATCCATGGGAAGACAAAAATACTTATGAATTATTTTTAAAAAATATAGAACCTATTAAAGACTATGTTACCGTAGTTAAATCTTATAGTAATAAAGAATTTATAAAATTTGAAGACAATTCTATAGATCTTTTATTTGTCGATGGTGATCACACATACGAAGCAGTATACGAAGATTGTATAAACTGGTATAGTAAAGTTAGACATATTATGCTATTTGACGATATAAATCATATAAAATGGGGAGCTGGTGTAACAAGAGCTATAAAACAGTTTAGTTGGGAAAACTCCTTAGAACTAATCATTCCTATTCCTGGAAATGATACATATGATAATAGGTACGGATATTTAAAGAAAGGTTAAAATATGGCAATGATGTATCCGTCTAATAATGCTGCTTATAATAGAATGACAGTTTTAGAAGACGAAATAAAAATATTAAGAAGTAGAATACAACCTCACGATACTGGTCATCTTTATACTGCTATAAGCGTATTAGAAGATAGAGTAGATGAATTAATAAAAGAATATTTAGGAGATATTAATAAAAATCAAGTTTAGGGGTTTACATTTCTAAATTAATGATTATATATAATAGTAGGATGCCACGTGGTGTGGGTCCTAATATTTTAATCTTGCTTAACAAAGGAGATAGCAATGACTGGTACTTTTATGTTCCCTAGGAACGCTTTTTTAGGTTTCGA